GTGATCTTACAAAGAAACAACAGCGTGCCATTGTCGAGGCTTTAGATAGTGCCAAGACTGTAAACGAAGCAAAATTGCTCTATAAGAGCTTGAGCGCTTCAATTAAACAAAGCACAACTCTCTCAGAGAGTAAAAACCGCTTGCTCGCATCATCGTCGAGATCAACTCGGTCGGCTAGCCCGGCAGCAAATGGAGTTGATGGTGATAGATGGGCACTTCTTGCCGGTCTTAACGACAAGAAATAAATAACCTTCAAACTTCAATAAAGGAGAAAAACAAAATGTCGAAGTTTTCACTTGAGCAGTTGACGGAGGGTATTCGCCAGAGACATCTGGGCGCCCAAAACCGTCAACTCGTAGAGAAGTGGTCCAGAACTGGACTTCTTCGTGGCCTTGAAGGCCAGCATCGTGAAGTTATGTCTACTCTTCTTGAGAACCAAGCCGCACAGGTTCTTCGTGAGCAAAGCTCACTTGGTAACGGTGGTGGTGCTATGGTTGACTCAGGAGACATGAGTGGCTTTCAGAACGTTGCATTTCCAATTGTTCGCCGCGTGTTCGGTGGCCTTGTTGCCAACGAGCTCGTTTCAATTCAGCCTATGAGCCTGCCTTCCGGTCTGCTTTTCTATCTGGATTACACATATGGTACAACTGTCGGTGTCGGTGTCGGCGCAGGCGCAACATATAATACTGGTTCCTCAATCTATGGTTCGCCCACTGGTAAGGGAATTGAGTCTGGTTCACTTGGCGTTGGTGGTATGTATGACCTCGCTGGAACTGGCTACTCAAGAGTATATGGTAAACGCGCTCTGACCACATCAACTGGTGCAGAGAACGTTGTTGCATCCGGCTCTTACGGTAAGGGTTCAACACTTACTGCTATGGGTGGTGATGCTGGTGACCAGTGTCTTCATGCAACTGGTACAGATGGTAAGCTCCTGTTGTTCGATCCTCAGATCACATCTGATATTGAGGCAATCACTTCCGGTTTTGCAGGTACGGCACAGACAAAGGCATCATACAATGCTTACTTCGTCCGTGCATCCGCACTTTCATCATCCAACAAGGTTGTTGATGTCGGACTGCTTAAGAATGTCGGTCTCTTCAAGAGTGCCGATGCTTCCCCATCGACTGGTCTTCGTGTTATCAAGTCCGATATTCAGGATGGTAAGGGCCTTCTCAATGTCCGCCGCTTGAATGAGCTTGGTACTTATTCTGCCGGTGTGTTCACTTCTAACCCACTTGCCGATATATCCAAGAAGACAACAGTTATCAAGCTGATTGTTTCTGGAACGACAGCTGGTGCCGCAAATGGTAGTGATGGTGGAACCCGTGATTATGTTGAAACATCTTTGGTTGTTTCATTCCCAGTCAAGGACCGCAGAGCAGCTGCAGACGATGGAGCATCAATTACTCTTCCAGCGTTTGAGTCAAATTTCGCGACATCTCCATCACCAGAGATTCCAGAAATTGATATCAAGGTTGAGTCAGTTGCTGTTACAGCTCAGACACGCAAGCTCCGCGCTCGCTGGTCTCCAGAGCTTGCTCAGGACCTGAACGCTTACCACAGCTTAGATGCTGAGGTTGAGCTCACCCAGATCCTCTCCGAGCAAATCGCTCTTGAGATTGACCGTGAGATCTTAAACGATCTGGTATCACAGGCTGATACTCGCTTCTACTGGTCACGTTCACCTGGAGATTTTGTCAACAAGCGCACTGCTGCTGCTGATACCTCTGGCGCTTCGTTCACTGGTACAGTCCGCGAGTGGTATGAGACTCTGGTTGAGACAGTTATCGACGTTGGTAACGAAATTCACCGTAAGACCCTTCGTGGATCTGCTAACTTCATCGTGGTTTCACCTGAAGTTGCTACAATCCTTGAGGCTTCCGTGATGTATCGCCCAAGCTACAGCCTCGATGCTGAAGGTCAGGTTGGAACACCGTTCACAATTGGCTGCGAGAAGGTCGGTACACTGAGCAACCGTTTCACAGTTTACAAGGATCCTTACTTCCCACGCAACCAGGTTCTGGTTGGTTATAAGGGTGGTAGCTACCTTGAGACTGGTTACGTTTACGCTCCGTACGTACCTCTCATCGTTACTCCAACTATCTTCGCCCCTGAGGACTTCACCCCGCGTAAGGGTGTTATGACTCGCTATGGTAAGAAGATGGTCCGTAATGACTTCTACGGTTCAGTTACTATCTTGAACATGGACATCATCTAATCAGATTTTGATTAGATATCAGCGGCCGTCTATTTTTTATTAATAGGCGGCCGCTTTAGCTTGGTATTTTTGTCTTTTTGGATGATATTTATAAACAAGTTATTTTTAATTTAGGAGATAATAACATGGCGACATTAAAAGCTGATAATAAGCTTGAAAAGAAAGTTGAAGAGCTCTCAAAAGAGTTAGCAGCACTCACTCAAAGATGTGTAAGCTTAGAATCACAGGTTAAAGAGTTAAAGGCTCGTCCTGCATCGTCTGGTGCTGCTGATTCTGGTGTTTCGTTGGCACAGTTTAGAACATGGCAGAAAAGAGTTGCAAGAAAAATTGGTTTGAGACTTTAATTTATTTTTTTGTTAGGCTTAATTTAGGCTCTCCTGTGTGCGAATTACACGCATATGTGCAGGAGAGCCTTTTTTAATAAAGGTAATGTGCGAATTCTTATTAATAGTTAATCTTGGAGCAAAAAAACATGTCAACATTTGTTACGACATTTAAACCTACCCCATTTGGTTTCTTTGACGACGACTTGGTATTTCAATCTGATGCCGATAAAGTTATTCCATACGTTAAGAGAAAGCTTGGCGACGATATTTTAAGTGTAGAACTTACAAAAAAACAAATTTGGGCATGTTTTGAAGAATCGGTGTTGGAGTACGGTGCACTGGTAAATGAGTATCAAACAAAATCACAGCTATCAAACCTCATGGGTATCTCGACAAGTTCAAACGTTGAAGGAAAATATGCTCATGAGACATTAGATTTTGTGCTTAGATTGGCAGAGCCATATTCTCAAGAAGCTGGAATAGGTGGTTCATACAACACTCTCTCTGGTTCAATTTCTTTGAAAGCTGAGGTTCAAGATTATGACATATATAAGGACCTGAAAGATTCTGATGGCAACTTAATATTTTCATCTAGCTTGAATAGTAACGGCGCCGGAAGAATGAAAATATTAGAAGTATTTCACTTCTCACCACAGGCTGCCTATCGATTTTTTGATACGACATCTGCGATCAATTATCTTAATAATGAATTTTCTTTTGAATCATTTACTCCAGAAACCGTATTCTATGTCCTTCCAGTGTTTGAAGATGTCCTTCGTGGAGGGCAAATGGATTTGTCCAATAGGGTTAGGAGATCTAATTACTCTTACACAACTCAAGGAACTAAAATAAGAATTTACCCTACGCCAACTCAAGGCGATACAGGTGTGAATCCTCGAAAGTTATGGTTGAGAGTTGGCTTCGGAGCCGATCCGTTTGACCCTGCTTATAATGACGGAACAATAGAGGGTGTAAGTTCGTTCGCTAATGTTCCTTATGGTTTTTTAAAGTATGAAACTTTTAACAGCATGGGAAGGACATGGGTATATAACTTTACACTAGCACTTTCAAAAGAGCTTCTTGGGTTGGTTAGATCAAAGTTTTCTCAAGTCCCAATTCCAGGAAATGAACTCACGTTAAATGGCACCGATTTAGTGTCACAAGGTAGAGAAGACCAAACAAGATTAAAAGAAGAAATGAATGAATTGCTAGAATCCCTAACATATGAAAAAATGCTTGAGGGTGACGCGAATAAAGCTGATAGTTTACAAAGAATTTTGAAAAACATTCCAATGCCTATGGGCAAGTCAATAATAATAGGTTAACATGGCACGTCTTTTTATCACACCTCGAGAAATTGATTTAATATCAGACATCACTAAGGAAGTGATGAAAGATGTGGTAGGGCAAAAAGTCTATTATTACAGGGTAAGAGAAGAATATTCTGAAATTCATGATGTTTATGAAGAATCTCCTGAAAAAATCTTTGATCCTGCAATTGAAATTGATGCATTGATTGAATGGGATAGCTCAAAAGTGTCGACAAATAATTTTGGTACTGAGAAATATCAAAAAATAGTAGTTTACATTCAACATCGAGATATGATGGATAAAAATATAGAAATTAGGGAAGGCGATTATCTTAGTTACGGAACGAACTTTTTTGAGCTGACAACAGTGGAAGACGATTCACTGGTTTATGGCCAGATTGAGTATAGCACTGGTTATCGAATAACATGTACTCAAGCCAGAATTGGACAGATTGATAAACAGCCTCACGGTCCAACTAGTACAGACTTTTCCGATCCAGATGCCGTGCAGGAAACATTTGTTCAACAACGTGGTCTGCCTGCAAACCGCCTTGGTCCGACTGGAGATGTTAGGGCACTAATTGAGGAAGGTAAGCTTGATCCGCCTGAAGTCCCTGCAGAGGTTTCAAAAAGAGGTGATCCCAAACCTGTAAAATCTACTTTTTATGACGAGTAAGAATTATGAGCACATTTCAACAAACACACGCATCTAACGAACAAAAAGGTATATCTAAAGATCCTGATTTTGTGATACCTTCCTGTACGATCGAAGATGTCGACCGTGCGCTATTTAACTTGTTTGACAGGGATTTGGATTTATTTTATAAGCACGAAGGTGCAGTAACCCGGATTCCTATTGTTTTTGCAACGGGAGAAAGATTTGCAATTCTCGCTAGAAACAAACCTTTAAGAGATAAAAACGATACACTGATTTTGCCTTTAATTTCAATAGCTCGAACATCAATTCAAAAAGATGGAAAGCAGCTGGGCACGAATCAGACCGCACCTGTTACAATAAAAAGAAGGTTGAGCCCACAAGACCCGCAATATCAAATGATAATGAACAAAGAGTCAATAAAGAATCAGGATAACAGAGCACATAGCTCTCATATTCTTGGTTCTCGTGGAGAAGGTACGATTCCAGGCGAAATAGCAACCCGTCGTAATTTAGGTACTACAAATTCTGCTTATAGATCAGGTCGCCTTTTAGAAAATGTTGGAAGCGTTAACAATATCTATGAAATTTTTGAGCTTCCAAACGTGCGATATTACACAGCTGTATATGATATAACAATTTGGACGCAATATACTCAGCAGATGAATGATTTGCTAATGTCATTTTTAAATTCCGCACATACAAATTCAAAATTGACATTTAGAATTGAGACTGATAAAGGTTATTATTTCATTGCTTATTTAGATGGCGAACTTTCACCAGGTAATAATTTTGATGAATTTACTGATGCTGAAAGAATTGTCAGGTATAATTTTTCAATGTCAGTACCGGCTTATTTATTAAATCCAGATTATAATGGTTCTAGAAATGAGATAAGAAGATATATTTCCGCACCACAGGTATCGTTTGACATAACCACAGTTAATGCTCCACTGACATCGAAAAAAATAGTTGGTGTTGCAAGCGGAAAAACAGAAGATTATATATTGGAAGATTTAGGGACGGAAGATGGGCCAAGGCCGGGTCAATCAATAGCAGCAGATTCAATTGCTGATTTAGGCGATTATTATGATACTGCAGCCATCGGAGGCGCTAAATCTGGTCGGAATACTGTTGAGGTAGTTAGATCTTATTCAGATCCAGTTACAGGCGAAACAGTTAAAGAGGTCTTGCCATTTAAACAAAGAAACGAACGCAAGGGCGAAACAGTGTATCAAGCACAACTAACTGATGATTTAGGCACTATTACTGTGGTGCCGGAGTAGAAACTTGACTTTTACAAAGATAATTACCATTGAAGACATAAGAGGAGCTTAATAATGGCTGAACAAACTTTTAGATCACCCGGGTTTTTTGAGAGAGAAATTGATCTTTCCGGAAATGAAGTTGAACCGGTTGGAACACCAGCAGGTGTTATTGGAACTTCCGAACGCGGTCCTGCATTCATTCCAGTAACAGTAGGTTCTATTGAAGACTTTACTGCTAGATTTGGACCTTTAGATCCAAACCGTGCTGGACCCTACGCGGTTAACGAATATTTAAAGCACAAGGATGCAATGACATTCCTGAGGGTGCTTGGTGCCGGATCGAATGACACTGAGTCAGAGATTTCTGCAACAAAGACCTACGGTATTGTATCAAAGGCTGGATTCAATGTAGCACCGGTTACACAGTCAGCTGCGTCAGCAACTGCCGGACGCGCAACACGCCCCGGTTACGGTTCACCAATTTTCTTGAATGCGTTACACCACATATCTGCATCGGTTGAGGGTTTTGCACTTCCAGAATTTAGTGACAATAATTCATTCCCAGATGTAGGTTCGACAAACAGGGTCAATCTTGTTCGCGGTGTTGTTTTCGTCGCAACCGGTTCACACCTTAACATTACTGATGGTGGGACAGCAATGACAAGGGCACTTGTTGAGGGACATCGTGGCAAGGCAGCTTTAGATTCGGATCAAACTTCTACGACTTATAAAAAGTTTAAGATTATACTTTCAAGTTCGTCTGGAGCCGCGTGGTCAAATGATGACGGTTTCCCCGGCGCTAGAATTTATACCGCATCGCTCAATCCAACAAGCGATGATTACATCGCGAAGGTCTTAAATACGGATCCAACAGATTTCCAAGATAAGCAGCATCTTCTTTACCTGGATTGGGCCGTCGAGCATGAGCTCGCACCAGTAGTTGATGATCCAGACGATGCACTTACAATTTTACTCACTTCGGGTTCGTCGATGACAAACACCATCGGCGGTCAAGGTGAAGACTGGAACGCTTCTTTCGGTAGGTTTGATACTCGGTATACAACTCCGCTGACACCATCTGTTATTTCACAACCGTATGGTGGAACTGAGTATGACCTGTTTCACTTTGAAACAATTTCAGATGGTGCATATGGTTCTAGCAAGCTAAAGATTAGTATTGCAAATATTAAGGCTTCTACAGACAAGAACTACCCATTCAGTACGTTTGAAGTCCAGGTCCGTGCATTTGGTGATACAGATGAGGCGAAAGAAATTATTGAAGCATATCCAAATGTGTCACTTGATCCAAATAGCGATCGCTTCATCGGCCGTCAGGTTGGTGACTTTAAGCCAAGGTTTAACTTTGATTCTCTTGACTTGAATGAACAAAGAATTGTGGTATCTGGAAAATATCCTAATAGAAGCAAGTATGTCCGTGTTGTCTTAAATCAAAAAGTTTATGATGGGGAAGTACCACGATCGGCTACACCTTTCGGCTTCCGTGGAATTCCGGTATTAAAGACTAACAACACACTGACAGATCAGATAGACGATATTCTGAAGGATAAAGATGGTGTTGTAATCGGTACGTCAAATGGAGCCGATCCTTTCCGGACAGGGTCCAACAATTTAAGAGTTGCAGGTGGCACCGCCACCGCCACCGATGGCACCGCAATTTCAGGGTCAATTGTTCCACCGCTTCCACTTAGGTTCAAGGTGACAAAGGGCCAGGTGAAGACATCAGCGGGTGAGTATGTCGGTCAGCCATCAAGTGTTGAGCGCACAGATGCTAGATTATATTGGGGTACAAAGTTTGAGCGCTGCGGCGACGAAAACAACGTGTCAAATGCTGGACTTGATCCAAACGCAGGTTCGGTACCAAACGCAACTGTGGCGGCATACGCAAAATTCCAGGGATTGGGTGGTTTGGATAACTTGGTTACAGGTTCTGGTGCCGATTACTTCCATGATAATAAATTCACCCTTTCTAGAGTTGCACTTTCAATGACGTCAATGGCGAAACTTACGGGTTCTGCTGCAGAGCACATGTTAGAAGCTGCATATATCAGAAATAAATGGCCAGAAGCCAAGAATTACACGATTAATGATGGGCTTAAGAAAGGCAGGTTTACGCTTGCAACGCTTATTGCCAGCTCGTCAAGCAAGTTTAACAGATTTACACCATATGCTAAGTTTACAATGCCATTTTACGGCGGTTTTGATGGGCTTAACATTCTGGACAAAGACGTTCTGTACCTTACTGATAAAGGTGCAGCAACTGATCCTGGTGGAAAGGCTGCTGACAGTTATACCGGTGGTCTTGGCCTTAAGGGGACTGACGATGGTTCAATGATGGGTAAAGGCGCGCAAAATAACTCAGTGTTCAGTTATAATAAAGCAATATCAATTATGACCGACCCAATGACTGTCCGGCACAATCTTCTGGCAATCCCCGGAATTAGGGATCCATATATTACCGATGAAGCGTTGCAAGGTGTTAGAGCCTATTCTCTGGCAATGTACGTGATGGACATTCAACATTATGATGAAGATGGAAACAGATTGTTTGCAGATAATCCAAAGCGCCCCGATGTCGCTGAGACTGTTGAACAGTTTGACGGCCGCCGCGTTGACAACAACTATTCCGCGACGTATTTCCCAGACGTATTCATTGATGATGCGACAAACAACAAGTCTGTTTTTGTTCCATCGTCAGTTGCGGCTTATGGTGCCCTAGCATACAGTGACAGTGTCTCATTCCCATGGTTTGCACCAGCAGGATTCAACCGCGGCGCACTTGGATTTGTACGAAACACTGAAACACGATTGACATCTGCGGACCGTGATGATCTTTATGATGCCAGAATTAACCCAATTGCAAATTTCCCAGATGGTGGATTTGTAATCTTTGGCCAAAAGACACTGCAGATAACCCGTAGTGCTCTCGACCGTGTTAACGTGAGAAGGATGCTGTTAGAAGTTAAGAGACAAATATCTGGTATCGCAGAACAGCTGCTATTCGAACCGAACAACGCTAATACAAGAGCCCGGTTCATAGGGCAGGCTGCGCCGATCCTTGCATTAATTCAGTCTCAGTCTGGTATTGAGAAATTCTCAATTGTGATGGATGATACAAACAATACACAGGAAGATATTGATGGAAATCGCTTGAATGGTAGAATTGTTGTTGTACCGACTCGAGCAATTGAGTTCATCGCAATTGACTTTATCATTACGAATGCCGGAGTTGAGTTTGCCTAATGTCAGGTCCGGGAACTGATACAACCCCAGGATCTACGACTGGTGGATCACCAATTGCACAAGGAGGTACTGGTCTTGGCGTTATTGGTACCTCCAATCGTGGTCCTGCATTCATGCCTATATCAACCAAAGGGCTTGAGGACTTTATAGCGCTATTTGGCGAGATTTCTGCCGAACATTTCGGTGTGCTAGCCGCTCAAGCATGGTTAGAAAACAATGACGGTTGTACGTTTATGAGGCTGTTAGGTGTCGGTGATGGAGAACCGCGCATTGTAGCTGAATCAACAAATTCAGATGGCGAAAATATTCCCGCTGGAGCAATTAAGAATTCAGGATTTGTAGTAGGATCCAGGATGACAGGGTCAAGCGGTTTGTTGGCATCAAATGAATTTGCTGTCGATGGAGGCCTACCTGGGAGAACGTATTTCTTGGGAGCATTTATGTCGGAATCCAAAGGTAGCACATACTTCAGTGACGCCGGCATCCAGGATTCTACACACGGTTCAACTCCTATTTTACGCGGTGTTTTATTTGCTGCCTCAGGTGTGCTTCCAGCATTGTCAGGGTGTTATACCGGTAATGCATCAACAGCATCTGCCGGTGCCACAGTTGGTTCTTTTGCGGCAGGGCAAGATGGTGGTTCAGCAGTCGGCTCGATAAATATTTCAGGCGGTCAAGAGAAATTTGTTTTATTGTTGAATGGTCACAAGAATACACTTACCTACCCGAACCGTATCACGGCATCATTGAATGTTTTGGCTGCTGATGATGATGGGACAAGTTTGTACTTTGCTGACGTTTTGAACACTGACCCTGCAAAAATTAGAGAAGCAGGACATTATCTTTATTCACATTACAATGTCGAAGCCGCTCAAGCACTCGTGACAGGCTCAGGAATTGTTAAGGCTGATAGATTTAAAACTGATGCATTTGGCGACAGGTTGGAAGAATCAGTTTTTCTTGTTACGTCTTCTATTGCAAGAAATGCAAATGATTCCGCTGGTTCTTTAGGTGTACCTAATTTTGAAAATTTCTGTGATAGATATCAAACTGCAAATTCACCGATGGTTGTTTCACAAATGTTTGATGGTCAAATACATAATTTATTTCGCTTTCATTCACTTAATGACGGCACATATGGTGGGTCCACAATAAAGATAACGATTAAAAATTTAATACCACCTCAAAAAGACGGTGAATACGGTACGTTTGATGTTGTTGTCCGCCAACTTGACAATTTCGATATTGATATTGCACCAGTCAGCGGCTCTGAAGAATATATCGGCCTTGACTTAAATCCGTCTTCGGATCATTATATAGCAAAAGTGATTGGCGATCGACATTTTTATTACAACTGGGACGGAAAGAGAAACCACCGCCGTTATGTATCTGATGGAGAGAATTATAATCATTCTAGATTTGTTAGAGTTGAGATGAGCCCCAGGGTCGATGATCAAATGTTACCGACTGACATTCTGCCAATGGGTTACCGTGGATTTAGTCACCTTGTAACATCGGGTTCATCGATATTAAGTTGTCCGCCTCACCCTCTCGCGCCTGGAGCTGGTAGTGTGATAAGCAAGTCAACGCAGTGGGGAAATAGAATCGTTGAACCACCAATTCCATATAGAATGCAGATTGGAGACCAGGTGGATGCGACAGAGCTCTCATCTGGTGAAAGGTATTTAACCACAGATCTCTGTTGGGGTGTCCAAACTACAAGGTTCAACACCGTTGTTCAACCCAACATCCTGTCAATGCAAAATACAGCCATCAACGCATACCAGAAATGGTTTCCTAATTTCACGTCAATGAGGCAACATGCTTGGGTTGGAGCTGAATCTATTGGGATCGATGATTCAGACGGTACAATTTATGATCCTGATAGATACAATAATAATAAATTTAGTTTAGAAAATATCTTAATTCACACTATGTCTGATTCTGATATTGTTGACAATACGCAGTGGGCATATGCAGAATATCGTCGTGACAGGAAGAAAAAAGCCTTAATACATGGTTCTGATTACTCATTGAGAACCGGTGTAAGATTCTTTAACCCATCAAAAGATTTGTCAAAGACGATACCTAATGAATTTACTAAATTTACATTTTTATTGCAAGGCGGTTTTGACGGATTTGATATATTTTCAAAAGAGAAAAAGAAATTTTCTAATCTTTCTGCATATTATGAGATGGAATATACCAATCAAGGACTCAAGGCCGGGGCTACAACTGCCGCCTACTTGAAAGCATTAAAGCTATTAGAGGAAAAGGCAGATGCTGACATTAAATTGCTTGCAATTCCAGGTATCAGAATCCAACCAATTACAAATGCTGCCCTTTCAGTTGCCGAGCAACGCTTTGATTCATTTTATGTGATGGATATTGAAGAAGTCGCATCAGGTTCAGGTCTTATAGTGACATCTTCAGGCCAGACACCAGACCCAACTCTTACTTCTGACCGATTTAGATCTCGCCAATTAGATACATCATTTGCTGCTGCATATTTTCCAGACATTCAAATGCTAGATCCAAAAACATATCAGCCTGTTTTTGCTCCACCTTCGATTTCTGCAATTAGGGTTTATAGCAGACTTGATGCTCAGGGGTCGGTGTCCGCACCGGCTGGAACACAAAGAGGATTGATTCAAGAATCTTTAGGTGATGGAACTGCAATTCAAGCAAGGGTGATATTTGACAACGAGCAAAAGACAACAATTAAAACGCTTTATGACGTTGCAATTAACCCTATAATAACTAGCGATAATGGCTTAATGCTGTTCGGGCAACGAACGTTACTGACAACAGCTGATAGTATGCTACAAAGAATTTCTGTTCGTAGGATGGTATTAGAAATTAGAAGGCTAGTTAAAGAAGTGGCAAAAACGTTCTTGTTTTCGCAAAATAAAGAAGAAATTTTAAAAGCGTTTGAAAGTGCTGTAAAACCCATTTTGATTCAAATGGTCAGCGCTGGAGGTTTGTCGGCTTATAACGTAGTGATTGATACAACCACTACTACGCAGGCTGATATTGAATCAAATGTTGTGAGAGGAAAGGTCCTATTACAACCGTCGAAATCAGACGAAATAATTCAAGTGGACTTTTCCACTTAACAATTTGTCTAAGAGTTTTTTTGATGAATAATTACTACTGTAAAAAGGAGCTATGACATGGCGGAACTTACGTTTAAGAGTCCCGGTGTAAGTACAAAAGAGATCGACTTAAGTGGTCCTACAGCAATTAGTCCAACTGGAGTACCAGCAGGAATTATAGGCACCGCAAATCAAGGTCCTGCTTTTGTGCCAGTTACCGTGGCTACATTTGCGGACTTTGTAACATATTTTGGTAAAACGGATGGAGAGAAATTTGGTCCGTTGGCAATGTATGAGTGGATGAAAAATGCTAATGCAGGTACCTACTTAAGAGTACTTGGGGCTGGTGATGGTCGAAAACGACTGTCGTCAGATGGTACATCGGCATCATCCCAAACAATTCCAGCCGGTGGTGTTAAAAATGCTGGCTTCATTGTTGGCGACCGCCAGATTAGGAGATCAACTGGAATTATAAACAGCAATCAGTACGCAAAGAGTAGTGGTCCAGGCACTGGACCAAAGGGACGTGCATATTTCTTAGGCGCGTTCATGTCAGCCTCTGATGGCTCTACACTGTTTGCTGATGCCGGGTTAGCTGCTTCGGGTTCGAAAAAAGCAGCACACCCAATAATCCGCGGGATTGTGATGGCTGCATCAGGTGTTGTACCATCCCTGTCAGGTAACTTCTCATACAGCGTATCAACTGCGTCTGCGGTAGCAACTGAACTTGGCGGAGGTCCACCTGGTGGCGGAATGTTTGGAACAGGCGCAAACGGTGGGTACTATATTGGAACGATTGTGACTTCATCACTCGCGTACAATTTCACCATGCTGCTAAATGGTCACACAAACACAGAGCAGTATCCAAATACAATCACGGCTTCACTTAACCCGGAAAAAGAAAATTATATTTCGAATGTTTTCAACACCGACCCCGCGAAACTTCAAGAAGCCGGCCATGTTTTGTATTCACATTACGACATCTACACTTCTCAAGCTCTGATCACCGCGAAAGGTGTGTCCCTGGGTGAAGGTCCTGCAGATCTTGATGGTTCCATCGGCGGAACGTCAGATCTACTTGATGGGTCACTATGCCAAGAAGCAGTGTTCTTAATTACAGGTTCAGCGGCTGGAGATGGTGGCAGAAATGCTGGAACTACTTATCGGCCAAATTACGAAAACTACAGTGACAGATTTCAATATGCATTTTCACCAATGGTAATTTCTCAAGAAATCGGTGGAAAGAATAAAGACCTGTTTACCGTACACGCCCTAGATGCTGGTGCATATACGAATACAAATATAAAGGTGTCAATTGAAAACATAAGAAAATCAAAGATTGATGATGATTATGGAAAATTTGATCTCGTAGTCAGGAAATATGGTGATACCGACGAAGATGCTGCACTTATTGAGACTGGCGAAGCATTTAGAGGCTTGACAATAGATCCAACATCAAATGATTACGTTGGCCGTCGAATTGGTACGATCAACAAGTA